CAGTGCATGTGTGGTATTCCAAAGAGCCATCATGGATCGGCTGATATCCATAATTGTGCCGGTTGCACCTGCACCAAACGCAATAAATGCGGCCCCGGCCGGGATAAGAACTGCAGCAGTCTCAATAATGGCATCAGCCACTATATGAAATCCAGAAACCGCACCGAAAAATGGTACTGAGGCCAATGCTCCTGCGAATAGTCCTACTCTTCCCCTCAGGAACCAGAATCGGCTTCCAACCGTGAAAGCTGCCAGGCCAAGTTCATCAACGGCAGCATGAGCGGAATCATAAGCAGCATTAGACTTGCCAAGTGAATCGGTAAGTCCTGCGATAGAATTGCGTAGAAGATATGTGCCGAGTGCCGAGTCGGCAGTCGCAACATTAGCTGCCTTCTGATCCACCATCTGCTTCATTAGGGAGCCATCAAGGATCTTTGAAGCAGCGGATGCATTCCCTATGGCTAGTACTAGGGACATAAACCTATCCCTGGATTCAGCAGCATCCCGGGCAGACGTCATCATTGTGCCATTAAGTATTGATAGTTTATTGATGCCTTCCTGTAGCCCGGCAAGATCGGATTCCGTCATAAGCCTACCAATATTTTCAGTAGGCCCAAGTTTTGGCAGGCTAAGAGCTGAAACGTCCCATGTAACAGGGATAGTCTCGGACATTCCTTTTATCTTGCTAATCTGCCCCTCAAGCTGAGATGTGTTCAGGTTAAAGCCGAGCAGGTCGGAAATTCCAGCCTGCTGAATAAGTCGTTTCAGGATCTGCATCTGAACGGTAAGACGGCCAAGCGGCACATTAACATCTGCAATGTCAGCGATACCAAGAGCCTGAATCTTTGCACGCAGAGCAGCAAGGGCTGGGCCGATCTTGTTGACGTCGATATTGCCGACGCTCATCTTACTTAGATCATTACCGAGTAGCTTCGCTTCAGCCCGCAGCTTTGCAATCCTGCCCTCAACAGACGCAAAGGCCGGACCTGATAGATCCCTGGCACTTACAGTGATCTCAACTTCATTAGCCACCCTGAACCCCGCTGCCGTCTCTTTCCGGGTTGCCCATCTGTACTATTTTCAGTAGCCGGATAATGCCAGCTTCCTGGTCGAGAATCCCCCCGGCATCAGGGAGAGAATGGAACCTATCACACAACCCAATTATGGTTTCGGCATGGGAAAGTTCGGCAGGCTTTCCGATGAACCTGCCAGTCCTAGTAGTGCTTCCGCCGAACTGGACCCATTCTGAGATCCTTTTCCCAGTTCATCAGACACCGTTGTCATCGCCTTCTGCCAGGCAACATAAATATCTGTGATTAGCTTGTTGTCATGTTCCTGGATACCATCCCATGTTCCCGGCGTAAGTTCCCCAGGCTTACCGGGAAGATCCAGGTTCCATTCAGATAGATGTTCCAGGAACATATCAACTGCCCGGCGGTTATTCTTAAGGACAGTTTTTGCATCCTCTACCACAGCCATAGCCATCATCTCATCCCACTCCCGGACGGTACATCCCCTGATCCGGACTGTGAGGCCCGAATAGGGGGTGGAATCATCAAAATGGATGGTGTAGATGGTTGGCTCCGGGGTATATCCCATGATGATCTCCTATAGAAGGATGACCGGGCCTACCAGGAGATAGGCCAGGCGCACCCAGTAGATTATGCCCAAGTAGGAACGGCTCCGTCGGCCAGCTGTCCTGGTACCTGCCAGGTCAGCTCACCGGTGTTTGCACGAGTAAGCTGGTAATCTGTGTACATAACATTGCAGGTAATCTGTGGTGTACTACCTGAGTTTGTTGGCTGAATGTTTGTGGAACGTGCTACCGAGGTAGATGGTACAGTTGAGAATACTGCATGTGAGGAAGTAGTAACAGTTGGGTTCATGATGCCGTTGAACGTTACCGTAAAGTCAGCCAGGAGCAGGATAACTTCATGCGCAAACTTGTCGACACCGGTAGTGTCCTGTGTCGCACGCGGAGTTGTGAACGTCCAGTTTGTGACATCATTCGTGATAATCCTGGCGACTGAACCTGAGTCGGCTACCGAAACTACACCGCCAAGGCCACTGGTCTTTGCCACTGCTTAGCCCCTTTTCCGTACTACTGCGATCTTGTCCTGATGAAGTGCGAAGTCTTCGATGAAGTCTTCCACTCGCCGGTGATGGTACATCGGTGTCCGGCGGGGATTACCGCGCCAGTCACCATCAGCCACTAGATAGAATGGTGGTCTTCCGACAGGAACCCTGTGGTTACTTCTGTTCGGCTCAAAGCAAGGATTACCGGGGCCATAGATAACCTTGACAATGAACTGATTCAGGCGCTGTATGCTATAACTTCTCTCCCTATCTACCTTGGCAACATAATACCATTGTTTCTGGCCTAGTTCTGTTGATAGATCAACAGTAAGGACAAATCCATGCAAGAACTGATCACACTCGTATTCCTCACAGGTAGCTTGTCTCCAGTGAGTAGCAAGAGGCGCGCGAGCGGCATAGCTCTTGAAATGCTCCGGGCCGGCATCCGGGGCAAGTCTATTGTGAATGTTATCCCAGTACATTACCGCCACTCCCCGTCGAGAATAAAGCCGTGAAGCCCACAACCATGCAGAGCCGGATCACAATGCAGGGAAGGACTGAGTGTAAGTGGGTCAAGCTGTACTATCCCCCAGACTGCCCCACGCTTAGGTGAGACTATATGACGCAGGACCGGATAACCTGGCACTGTATTGTGCTCCCAAAGGATGCCGCCATCATCAAGAAGCTGGATCAGGTGATCCGGCTTAATTTCTAGCCAGATTCCCATTAGAACACCACCCCTGCCAGCTGGTTGCGGGCAACCATGACAGCAAACTGCGCATACGTGAACGTCCCAGTAGTAATGACCCGGAGATACCTGTTTACCGTTGTCACATTGCTGACAAATCCCCGGCCGGAACCAATAACTGTATGTGCTCCAAAGTCGATAAGAGTTGACCATGCTGAATTATCCGGACTATGCTGCAAAACTACATCCACACTAGTCCCTACAATTCCTGTAAGCTCATAATATGCCTGTGCCCCAAAAGCCGTGGACGCCCCATTATCGAGTGCTGACCCATTGGAAGCAGCTATATCGGTACGGAGGCCATTTGTTAGGCCAAGACCCCATTCCATACCGTAACTATTCGCCTGAATATCTACCTTCAGGGTGAGCGACCCGTCGTTGCCACGAGTTGGGTCATAGTTCAGCTGCTTTCCATTGATACAGGCAACTGGCTGCCCAAGTACACCAGTACCCCGGAAATACATTCCTACCTGATCTGCACCGGAAAGTAGTGAAAGGGCATTATGTTCCGTACCGATGGCAATCCATGCCCAGGTCGGTGCCACCGAGTAGGTCAGGGTAATTGTGCCAAGTGCTGGCAGGACATAAGTCCCATCACTACTGCCTACCGATACTCCATTGACAGTCACATCAGTGACAGTACCGCCAATTACCGTTACAAGGACAGGGAAGTTATATGTGCTTGTCAGCGGGACGGTCGTTAGCGGAACGCCAGGTGAAACGACAGTCGAAGCATTCTCAAATAGCGTGGTGAAACTCCAGGCTGAATCACGCTGGCCAAATATCCGGGCATGCGCCGACTGCTTTACTGCTGTTGCCTCAAGAAGATTGATGGGGGCACTTATGGTATCAACGGACGCTACATCCCCTGAAAGATCGTAGCCGCCAAAGTAGAAATTATCACCTAGACCACTAGATTTCGCCATTTCTCCTCCGATAATTAATTAGCCCCATCATGAACCCAGGTTAAACATGTCATTAATGATGACTGGTATAGTTATAGTCATAACCCGGAACGTCTTCCTATCAATCTCTACATATCCAGCCTGAGCACGCAGTTTCACGCCCGTAGAACCAAAAACATCAATATTCCTGACGCTAGAAATTCCATCGAAATCGAAATCAGCACAAAGTGCAGCCATCATGTCATTCGTGGCTGCAAGAACCCGGGGGTCAATCGCATCAAACGGCTGAGACAGGAAGGGAACATATACGCGGCCCTGAAGAGTTAGCAATCCCGAGGCTGCCCCCATTCCTGAAATTTTCCCTACATTCTGGATGTCCTGAACCCATAGAGCAAAATCGACATCGCCTTGTGGAGCACTCTTGGGCTCATGCCCATTGACGGTTGCAAACCGGCCGGAATTCATGGCCCAGCTTTCGATACGGTCAAATACCGCATCAATAGCCTCATCATTGAAATTCGCCGTCATATCAGCCCCTAATTAATTCCTGACGGAGGGAGTGCGAGACCACTCCTGGTTGCCCGCTGAAGCGGAGTTTCCTGTTCTTTCTGTAGATGTTTCATGCAGGTCGGCAGGACAATGCAGGCCCAAGCAATGGCACCACCAACATCTTTGGCCAGCCAGCAGGGTGCATAAGTTTCAGCCGGATTGATATCAGGCAGTGATGGCGTTTCCCCATTATGGAGGACACCATCCCTGATATCCTTCTGCACAATGAAGTAATTCTCTACACACGCGAAACAGCTGATAGACGGAGTATTTCCCTGACTGACCTGGACTGACTGCAGGGGTTCTGGCTGAAGTAGTCCACGGATCTCCCTAAGGACTGCCAGCATTTCTACCTGGAAACGCTCATCGTCTGTAATCATGAATTCAGCTCCACTAGATAGTAGGTCAGTTCTCGCTCTGCTATTCCCTCAGCATCAGCATTAAGGGTTTGTGCTATCACCCGGAAAGTATGGTAGCCAGGAAACCGACGGGGCGGAGGATTCCGCCGGTGTGGCCATATGATCATATTTCTCGGTGACACGCCTTCAAGCCATGGCCCATAAACAACAGGCGTATCTGTGATCATTACTGCATCATCAACCTGCCGTTCTGTGTGAATCCTGCTCTGGTAGAGTCCTGCATCAGGAGGGACCGGATTGAACTCGGGTGTACCGCCATGATGCCCAAGATACATATACTGCCCAGGCAGGTAGGCCCGGATTCGGGATACGCCTATATCACCAATGACATCCTCAATATGCCTGCAGAAGTCATCAATGATTATTTCGGCCTCACCATCAAACAATGGCCCACTGACGGATACATCCACATTAATATCCATCAGACCACCCTTGTCCTAGCTTTACGGGCATATCTGGTGAAAACACGATCTCGCAAATCAGGAAGTCCTGGACCTGGAACAGGCTCTTTCTGCTGTCCGCCAGTACGGCCGGCAGCACTAATACTCACCAGAGTATTTGAGTAAGCTGCTGGTTCCTGTGTTAGTCCGACTTCTGCCGTTGCAACAGCCAGTTCCTTCACAAGCCCAGGTATTGAAAGTACATTAATGGGGGCATTAATCAGATGTGTTGCAGCTGTTGTCCCGAGCGCACCCCTGACAACAGTTATCTGCCGGTTAGCTGATAGGACGGAATTACTATGGGCCGCCAGGATAGTGCCATCCCAGCCT